GTACCATTATTGAATAACGCAGTTAATCAGTTTAGGATTACCAATCCAGGTAATTTAAACGTGACATTTAATGATAAAGATGGTACTATTGTCGTTACTGGTACTGACCAAGATGCACGATCAGTTAATCAGTTTAACGCACAAACTGTAAGGAGTATCAATGAAACATTTACTGCTTTCTATAATACTAGCGGTTTATCTTTATCCGAGGCTAGGGTACAATTCTACGGAAAGTTACCATCACTCGTACCTACAGGAACTTTGGATAAAAAAAACCCTGAGTCTACAGTAAAAGGGGCATCTGTAGACTTAGTGATCCCCAAGCTGGCTCAAATTGAGTCTGGCAATCAACACTTAGATGTAAAAGGTAATCTTACTAAATCTCCTACAGGAGCATTAGGTAAGTATCAAATCTTACCATCTACAGCAAAAGATCCAGGATTCGGTATTACACCAATACCTGACTTAGCTAAAGCACCAGAAGCTGAGCATAAACGCTTTGCTACTGACTACTTATCAGCTATGTTAAAAGAATTCGGTAACGATATGGAGAAAGCTTTAGCAGCTTATAATGCAGGACCTGCAGTTGTAAGAAATGCTATTGATATTGATCCAATAAACTGGAAGAAACATATTACTGTAGAAGCTAAAAACTACATTAATAAATTCGCATCCCTATAAAAAAGTAAGGCTATAACAAACAACTCTGATCAGGGAGAGGCAGCCCTAATAGAATCTTTACGTCTGCTATAGCCTTAAGGGACAACTAAACTACTTTGATTATCATCACAGGTAGGTTCTTCTTTTGAGTATACTTGATACCATATTCAGTACCTTTACTCTTACCATCCCATATTACCAGAACCTTATCTGCATTGTCAATCATTTGTTTATTTCTAATGAAGAAATATTTACTACTAAACTCTACCGTTTGATCTATTAAATGATACGGTAAAAATTCTACAAAGTCAAATCCATTTGCTTCTGCATACTTCTTTGACAATTGATCTACACCTTTAGCACATCCTGATATAAATGTAGGCTTGCCGTTGGTTTGTTCTTTAATGAATCTATCTAAAATAGGAAAGACAACTTCTGCTTTGTCTATGCTACGACTTCCTATAATACATACCTTCATACTTGAGGTTTCTCTTTACAGAATTGTAATCTTATAATAAAAAGATCTATAAGTAAATAGTGGTAATCACTATCTTCTACAATCTCAAATCCTACATTAACACCACAAATTAATTCTGCACCGATTAACATAATATCTCCTTAGATTTCACAAGAACCACCAGTACAAGCTAATGTCTGGGCACCTGTAGTATTATCTTCATCTTCTTTAAAGTTCTCCCAATCAATAACCTTAGGTGTCTTTGCAAGAAGCTCTTCGTATTGCTCTTTAGTACAATCTTCATAAGGAGCTTGTTGATATGTATGATTAGAGTGTGGTAAGAATGACACACCACTAATCTCATCAAAGTATTTCCATACCCACGCACCTACTTCAACCCAGTCCTCATCTTTAACAGAGATAGTTACTGAAGGTTTATGTTCACACCAGTGGCGTTGATAGATTAACCAATTGTCTAATTGTTCAATAGAGTTCTTATCATTTCTAAGAATAGCACCTTTAGGAGCCATCATTGGGAATGAGAACACTGCTGTACTATCAGGTCTAAACACTTCGTCTTCTACAGCTACACCTTTTTCCTTGAGGTAGTTATAGATTGGATCCTTTTTATCCATGCGTATGCGTCTGATATAAAAGTCATTGTGACGAGCATGGATACCACTAGCGGAATCAACCAACTGCGATACAGTTCCTGAAGGCTTAACACAAGTGATAGAAGCAGAAGATGGTATGTCAAATTTCTTAGCATACTCTTCATTTGTTTGTCTAGCGACATCTCTTAACCTTTCTAACATCTTAGGATCAGGATTACTTGTAATCTCACAATCCATAATACCAGTTAAACTAACACCAAGAAGTCTTTCTTCTTCTGTATTCTTCTTCCATTCAGAGGATAAGAATTGGAAGTTAGTTAAGGTTGATTGAATTGTACCGAGTATTGTTGCGAGTCTAACTTTCTTGACAAGTGAAGGCTCGGTATCAGTTGCTCGTACAACCACTTCCGTAAGGTTGCAGAACTGTTTATCACGCAAGATAATTTCTGAGCATGGATTGGTTCCGTAACTGAGAGTTGGATCTCGTCTTCCCCACTTATTTGCTTGATTTTGAGCAGCAATACGATTAAAGATTCCACGTTCACCTGACTTGGATTTAACCAAAGATAGCCACTCTTCCATGAAAGTTTCACTATCTGGTCGCTCTGTATAGGCGACTGAGTTGTTTGCAAGTCCTCTGTGTGAATTATCATTATACCACGCTCCCATTTTAGCTTCACGCATACGTCTGTCAGTAAGATTTGATAAAGAGATAAGTGCTGATCTACGAACACCACCAACCACTACAATCTCACCAATCATACACATGATATCGTGTACTTCAATTGAATTTAATTTACGACCTACTGCTTGTTTAAACGTCTCTACTACAAAATCAAATAATTTCTTAAGAGGTTCAGGACCACTGGCACGACCACCAAATACTCTAAGTCTAGCACCAGCTGGACGAACTTTACTGAAATCAAATGTAGGAATATCACCTTCCCATAGAGAAGATAAAAGTTTCTTAAATGCTTTAGCCCAACCTAGTTTGCTATCCTCTACGAAGATAACATCATCACAGTATTTTAATTCAGCAGGAATCTCAGGAAGTTTAGAAATCTCTTGACGTTCACAAGAGAATCCAACTCCTGTACCGTTCATGAGTATATATAAAGCTTCACTAAAAGCACGTTTATTATTAATAGCAAGATAGCTACAATTATAAGCAGCGATATTATCTCTTTCACAAGCTTCTCCAGCAGTCATTAGTAGTCTCATGGAAGGCATAACTTCAAGACGTTCTACTGATTGTCTCAAGTCAGTCCATGTTTTTTCATCTAGTTCTACCTTAGTCTTTAGGTACTCAACTAATCTAGACACAGTTTCATCCCATGTCTCACGTCTATTCTTTTCAGGTATAAAGCGAGCATATCTGCTCATAGCAATTACTTCTTGGTAAACACTTGGTAAACTACTCATATATATCGTATTCCTCTTCTTCGTTATCAATCTCTTTTGCAAGAGCCTCTAAGTTATCTTCTATTTTGTCTTGGAACTTCTCTACTATTTCTTCTGAATTTATGTTAAGTAATTCTAGTAACATAGTTTCATCATACTTCTTTAAGTGTTCACATATTTCTTCGAATGTTAATTGCATTTGTCATCTATTCTAGAAACTCGTTGAACTTCACCACTAGATTTATTTAATTCGTACTCAGGTAACATATCTTCAGTTGAAAGTTTTTGTTCCTTAATTCTCTTTCCGAAAATACGATCCCAATTGTCTTGTCCATCCTTGGATAAAGGTTTTGACACGAGTCTTGCACCCGTGTGGTCGTTCTGACTTGCCATATTCTAACTCCTTTAATAACTCTACATAGTGTATAACTTTGTCCAGATCTTCTAGACCATTTTTATCTTTCCATCTACAGATATACTTTATCACATTACCTTCTATAAATGGAATATTATTCTTTGTAATAAATTCGATAGGTTGTATCTTAAACTGCTTGTAGTGACTACCACTTACTTGCTTATCAAGTGCACTCATTCGTCCTCCGCTTCATCATAAAACTGTTTAAACATAAAGATAATTAATACCCATAAAGGTAATGTAAGTATTATATGTAAAACGTATCCAATAAACTCTTCCACCATAATATTATACCTTGTTTAAACAACTTTGTCAATGAAAATGTTCACGATTTAACATTAAAGTTTCACATATTTCATCAGATAATTTCTTAAACTTTTCTTCATGTTGATTGTAATCTGAATGTCCATTATAAAACAAATACAAGTGAACCATCTCATGAAGTAAAGTATCACATAACATATAGAAGGTATTGTTTTCAGTACTAATTTGTATCCTCATTGGATATGGAATAAACAATCCATAGTAATCTTCAGCATCAGTAATCTCGAAGGTTACTTTTCTAGCTGGAGGCATACGCAAACCACAAAATGGAGGAAGTGTTATATAACAATCATATAACTTACGAAGGAATCTTTTATCTAATAGTTGACTCATAATCCAATGTTAGCCTCCACTAAGAGTTTACTATCATACTTCTTTACATTATTAACTTTCTTAATATTCTTTTCATCAGCAATCAAAGGAATGATCTCTACGTTATGTTGCTTATTCTTGAGGTCTTTAAACCAGGAAAGTTCAGTCGGCTCACTCGTAAGTAAGCCGTACCAAACTAGATTACCTTTACTGTCAAACTCTCTGATCAACCAGGCTAAGGGCTTCATACATTCACCAACTTTAGATCACCTTTAACTTTCAGATTCTTATTATCTCTGAACCAATTACCACAAGCACGGCATTGATATCGTTGATATTTGCCTGCCGAAGTCATGTTATACCCTCTTCGCTGGAAATTCTTAGAGGTACATGTAGGGCAACATAGGTCAGTACCTTCAACAAGATTACGGTTAAGATGATTCTTAATCCAAGGTTTAAATCGTTCATATACTTTCTCAAGAAGTATAACATCATTACGATTGTATTCTTCCATGATCTTCCAAGCCTTTGGGATACCTGCCATACACTGTACCCATAACTCATGTCCACTATGTTCAGTCTTCTTACCAAGTCCAAGCTGTTGAGCAACATAGTCTAGCTTGTTAGATACAAATCTAAATCTACCTTTAGCTACAGTAAGTAAGTCAATCTCTTTGAATGGTGCTGGTGGAAACATTCCATGTAATAGGAACTCTTTATTAAGTGAAGGTATGTCGAATCGTTTACCATTATAATGTATGACTGCATCTGCTTCATCAAGAAGCTTATGGATACCTTCTAACATCTTCTTGTCACCTGATTTTTTAACAGAATCAAAGACCATCTTCTTATCACCTAACCACTTAGCTGCATAGCACATGACATACGATGATTCTTGAAGTTGGTTGATACCAATGTTCTGATCCCAGATACCCCACACATGAGCCACATTCGGAGCCATCTCTATATCTAATAATAATATCTTGCTCATTCTATTCCTCCTTAGAATAAATCCATATCTAGATTTATAAAGTCCATTATGATATTTTACCTCCATTGTTTATGTAGTAATCAAGTTCATCTTGAGCAGACTCTTGATCTTGTAGTTGAATAGTACCACTGTGAATTAACATTTCAATAGCCAAGTGTATGAGATATTCGGCTTCTTCGTCAGTGACACTAAACTGAAAGTCGTAACCTCCATTTTCATTTTTCACACAGTTTTTGATAAGCACTTAGCCAGTCCTTTCTGAAGTCTAACCATAGAAACCCTTGAGCTTCAGCCCACATAGCATAAGTTGTTTTACTTCTTTTAGTTAATTTGTTATCAGGATTTTGAAATAGAAATATAATAATAATGTTAGGATTGCACTGTTTAAACCACACCATTTTCTTTCTAGTCTCGAGATCAAGCTTACCCTTAGCTTCAATAAATACATTCCTACGACCAGTTTTAAAATCAGGAGTGTAAGTTCTTTCTTGCTCTGGTTGTACATATTTGTATTTAGTAGGTTCATATTTAACCGTTGGGAATACTTTCTTTAAAGAAGCCCAGACTTTCTCTTCTAGTTTACTTTTGAATGTTGGCATCAAATCTCTTTTTCCAATCGTCATCTATAGATCTAAGTATCCATAAGACTCTTGCGTTCATAATGAATTCATCATCATTACCATATAAATTCCTTACGATATTGAACATCTCTTGTTCTGATTGGCAACCAGCAAGCATGACCTTTGCCTTCTTCTCACCAATCTTTTCAATACCTTTTATGTTATCTGAAGTATCACCTTTAAGACATTGTTCGTAGAAAAGACGAAGACCCTCGAGTTCTGTTTGTTCAACAAATCTGTCAGGTCTTGTCCAACCTTTACCACTAATTTCCCAGGAGAAGTGAGAACCTGGTACTTGTAGTAAATCTTTATCTAATGTACAAATAATTGTTTCATTAGTTTGGTTAATTGCTAGAGCATCGTCTGCTTCTAAACCATCAGGAGCATACTCTGCGTTTAACTTGTCAAGACTGTAATTGCGTAAAGCTTCTAAATGTACAGGCTTAGGCTGAGTTCTATTAGCTTTGTATTCAGGATAAACTTGTTTCCTAAAATTAGTACTACCAGTTAGAAAAGCTCTATAGCTACTAGCCCCAGTCTTAGCGAGAATAGTATCTACGAGCTCATCTAATCGGTATATCGCAATACCTAGATCATCGTGTTCTGCCGAAGCAGCACATCTAAAACATACTAAGTCCTGATCAAGTAAAGCTTGCATTAAACAGGAATATCATCCTGCATAGAGATAATGCCTTCAACACCAGCTTGTTTACCAAAGACATAATCTTCTAGTTGTTTAGCTACTGATAATACATTCTCTACTTTAACATCATTACCATTTGACTTAAGTAAATCAATGGCACTTGAGATTGAACTCTGACGAACAATGTAAACTTGTTTCTTAGCACGTTCTTCAGGAGTCTCATAGTTAGAACCAGTGACTCGTGTAGCAGAGGCTTGTGGCTTACCTGAATAAGCTTGTGGTGGAGTTGATGGTGCTGAACCTGCTTCACCAATACTTACCCACTGCCAATAACCTGCATCATCTTTAGTCATATTTACATTAACACTGTCTCCTTTTTGCCAATCCTTAGCTTGTTTAAACACATCAGGATTAGAAAAAGACATTAACTTTTTAGATTGAGTTTGACCTTGCTCGTTCTTATAAGTTACTTCCATAGACTGGTATGATCTACCATTCTTAGCAGCGTGTGTATTTGGTGCACCTACGTCAATTACTGTGATTTGCATTTACTATCTCCATATCTCCCCAATTGGGTCCAATTTGACACTCAACCCTCATAGGAAGGTTGAACTCTTTTCCAAATAACTTGTTAAAGTTAGCTGGCACATCATTAAAACATTTGTCAACAATGTTGACTATACCTATATTATCCCATACTTTTTGATCAAAGTCAAGTATTATTGAATCGTGTACAGTATTTACCATTTG